CGCGCTCTTGAACTCAATAATACGTGACCTACCAGCGGAGGGCGCGTAGTCCAGCACCTCCAGTAGATTTGGCGCACCCGTGGATCCCGCAGTGGTCAGCGTAACTTCAGAATAGCCGACGATAGCTTTGTCGAAGTAATCGAAATTGGTGTTAGTCGAAACACCCCACGTACCAGCTTCATCGCCAGTATCAATCTGCTTAATACCAAGATTAGTGTAAGTAGTCATAAAGATACCCTTTTACGGTTCAGGTACGGTTACCGTACCGACAGAAGTTACCATGTATAGCCCAAAAACTTCATCACTTTGCGGATAATTAGGTAAGTAGGCCGGGGGCGTGAAGTTACTTGTATACAGCCCATTATTACCTATGAGTCGGAAACTATCTAAATAAACATATGTAGTAGGTACAGAATATCCAACAGAGCTTATAAGACCTAAGGCGTATCCCGTATTATAATTATCCCAATTATAGGCCGTACTAGCCACTACAGTTCCGTTTATAAATATTTGTGTAGAAGAACTACCTCTACTAACAGCTAAATGAACCCAAGAATTAAGCGGGACTGTCCCACCGGAAATGTCTACTACATAATCGAATGAAGGATAATCAAAAACTTGAAATTGTAGTTCTCTAGCCGAATTTATTTTTAGAATAATAGTCGCGCTAAACTCTTCGGGACTATATCGCTGCATCAGGGTAACACCGGCGCTGGGGAAATTAGTAGAACTTACATATATCCACATTTCACAGGTAAACTCCACAAAAGCACGAGAATCAAACCCATAGTAAAAACCTAGGTCATCGCCTCTTGGAGGAGTATTAGTTGCTATAGATCCCCCATACGTTCCGGGAAATCTTACGCTATAATTATAATTTTTAACTATAGTGGTATTATAATTAATATAAGTTGGCGTGTAGTCACCAAACCATAAATAATCAGGAGTTATTTGTGGAGCTTGAACTCCATCGAACACATCTGACGCAGTGCCTATGTTAGCTCCGCCATTTATATTTGCCACTGTAAAATTAGGATAAGAAGACGTAGACCCTAATCCTCCACTCCAAGGACGCACCAAACTTAATAGTTCGGGGGCATCAACGTATACATCTCCAACAGACCCTACCATGTACAACCCAACAACGTCGCTGAAGTAGGGGCTCAGGTACGCAGGGGGTGTGAAGTTACTAGTATACAAAGCACGTCCATTAATCCAGCGGAAACTATCGGTGTATATACTAGCTCCTGTAGATTCAATTAATGGAGTTATAATACTTGAAACCGATAGACTAGCGGGTGTATTTGGTATGGGGCCAGAATAAGTTATGGTCCCAACAGACACTCCGTTAATAAATATACGAATAACATTACTAGACCTACTTACAGCTAAATGAACCCATTCATCAAGCGGTACTGTACCTCCAGAAATGGTGTAAGTCGGGGAATAATAATCCGCAGCGTCAATCCAGATACTAAATACTAACTCGTATGTATCATTAACAAATAGTTCATACCCGGATATTAATGGAAAGTTACTAGTATCCCCATTACCGTCAATTATGTAATATTTAATTCCTTCTGGAGCGGGACCGGCGGGAGACTCGCCAAGATAAACCCATAGCTCTTGAGTATAATCTCCGGTAATAGAATTAAAATCTACTATAGTATCAGATACTGGATACGGATATTCGTAAACTGCTTGTCCTCCAAGTTCTTGATAATCATAAGTATAATATAAAAGACTGTACTCAGTATTTTTAGTTTGAGTTGAGCTTACACCTATGCTAAAGTAATTTGCCCAAACATTTAGGGGAGTCACGAGTGGGGCCTGAGAACCTTCAAATACTTGTGCGTCTTGGTAATTTGGAAACCCAATGGACGCCTCACCATAGATGTCATACACGCTCCAAGCCCGTAAAAGAGAGACCAACTCTCCAGTGGGAGTAACTACATCTACATCCTCAACAACGCCGGTCGCTTCGACTCCACTAACCCCCAAAGGTACGATCACAGTCCCAATCTGCCCAGTAGAGAGCAAGTTGGCGTTTGTAAGCTGGATAATCAATACACTTCCGCTGGTAACGGCCCCTACCTCACCTGTAGCGAAAAGCCCGGCAGTCGCGATGTCGGTGTCTATCCGAGGATCGCAGGGGCTAATGTTAGTCCAGCTATTGGACGCTCCTATCGGTACAGGTGCCCACGAACGCATTTCACAATCCTCCGACTGAACAACGCTTGGTTGCTCCCAATTTGGGTTATATGCAGGAACAAACTGCACGGTCTCGATTGGGTTTACCCATGGATTATCGTCCACGCAGGGCTCTATGGGTATCCAGTCGCTGGGGGGTCCTTCTGGAATATCCCCCCAATCACATTCTTGGTAATCGTCTACCGTAATCCACGATGACAAATTCCCTACGTAACCAGTAGCAAAAACCCCCGTAACAGGAACATACAGCGCGGGATTAGCTTCTACATTACCAATAAATCCGGTTACTTCTACTCCTGTAACCGAAACCACAATATTCGCTTGCGCGAAGACAGTAACAGTACCAACCGCTCCGGTGGCCGATACTCCAGTGACAAGGATCGGAACCGCGACTACAACGGTTCCAAGTTCTCCAGTAGTCGAAAGCCCTGTAACAACTACAGTGACTCCAACTCCCTCGATGACTGTAACGGTACCTAACTGAGTAGTACCCAATACCCCCGTAACAGAAAAAACTGCATCGGTAGCAACAGAGACGGTCCCGGTCTCTCCAGTACCTACTACACCTGAAACATTTATTGAGACATTACCGCCAGCGGTAATGGAGATGTTCCCTAGTTCAGCAGTGGCGAATACTCCGGAGAGAGTTACAACCGCGCTACCACTGACGGAAACTGTTCCAACGAAACCGGTAGCGGAGACGCCGGAGAGGTTAACAAGAGCATTACCGGAGACAGTGATAGTCCCAGTTTGGCCGGTAGCGGAGACCCCAGTAAGCGTGACATTAGCGGTACCAGAGACGGTAACGGTACCTACAGACCCAGAAGCAAACACCCCAGAGGGGTATACGTACGCGCTTCCTACTACGGAAACGGTTCCAAGATTCGCAGTGGCGGATAACCCGGTTACAGAGACATTAGCATTACCAACAACGGTAACAGTCCCAGTACTACCCGTCGCTGGGGGTCCGGTAGGCGCGACAATCGCCGTACCGAAAACATCTACTGAAGAAACAAATCCAGTACCACTGACTCCGGTAACCAACTCTACGTGGGTAATACTTACAGTTACGGTACCTGTCTCTCCGGTGGCTGTAACGCCAGTAACAAAAACACTGACTCCTCCCGAGACCGAAACAGTCCCCACTGCGCCGGTAGCGAAGACCCCAGTAACGGAAACGGTAATAGACCCAGAAACAGAGACGGAACCTACTTCGCCGGTGGCAAATACCCCGGTAACAGAGACGTTAGCGTTAGTAACAACGAAAACAGACCCAGTTTCCCCAGTAGCAAAAACTCCGGTGGGGTAGACTATTTCGTTATCTGAGGGGTATACGTTACCGAGCTGTACAGTAGCGGAGACGCCGGTAACAGGGACGTTAGCTATCCCTGAGACAGAAACAGACCCTACGGCACCGGTGGCGAATACCCCGGTAAGGGTAACAACTGCACTACCTGTAGCAGAAACAGATCCTACGGCACCGGTGGCGAATACCCCGGTAAGGGTAACAACTGCGCTACCTGTAGCAGAAACAGATCCTACGGCACCGGTGGCGAATACCCCGGTAAGGGTAACAACTGCGCTACCTGTAGCAGAAACAGATCCTACGGCACCGGTAGCGAATACCCCGGTGACCGCTACAGTTTGATCTACCCTAGTTTGAAATGCGTTCTGTTGAAACGCAGACGACTGAAACGCCGCAGCCATTTAACAGAACTCAGAGCACCCCCGACCTATTCGGTGGGGGGCATCCAAGGAAGTTCGACAAAAGAGGGCTTAGGGAGATACTGCCCTTCAATCTGCTGTCGAACCATAGTCTCGAAGTTATCTACACCATTCTCGCCTAGAGCGGCAAGGGTCCAATCAACTGCTTGTTGGGCAGTTACGTCGTTAATGTTTGTGAAGTCAGCAGGATCAGGAGGAAGTAGTCTAACGTCGCTACCAGCTTCACCTTTCACGCCGTCCTCATCAACTCCCGAGCATGTAAAGTACGAGATAATAGCTACGTTCTGAAGATTCAGCTCATTAACTACTTCCAACCCCGTAACCTTCCAAGTATACGTAATCATTCTTTGTCTTCCTTTTGATTAACCTGAGCCTCGGCCTGAGCTTTAATCTTGACTACCAAGGGCCACGCGCCAGAAGACGTGGGCAACTGCCCAAGAGTCTGCAAAACAGCATTAACTTCATCTATAGACAAATTCAAAGTAATCATACCCACTCCTACGGTATTGTTGATGCAAGCAAATAGTAAATCGTACCATTAAACCTAACCGCGATAGTTCGGTTAGCTGTCGGCGTTCCCGTTCCTACGTTCGTGCCTTCCGTGTACCAGCTAGGAATCGTATTTCCCGCGCTTAGGTCGGTCGAGTAATACTGCACTGTATCAGCGGGGCCTGTAGTGGGGGCCGTGCCTGTGAAAACTGAAAACGTATTGGTTGCGCTTGTTCCAAAAGTAGACGTTGCAAGTCCAAGATTGTTGGAACCATTTAAGGTCATGCGCTGGGTAGCGCCCAATGCTCCTGAGCCCGTCCACCATTGAATTGTTCCTTGAACTCCGCTTGCTCCCCATACCAAGAAACGCATAGCGCCGCCAGTAAAATCCATTGTTGCGGCAGAAGTTTGGTTAGCAGTTGTAGCTGCTGCTACTCGCACCGCACCATTTATGTTTAAGGCTTGGTCTCCGGTTGTGGCCCCTATAAAACAGTTACCAGCAAAATAATTCGGCGCTGTTCCGTTTGCGTAAAAATTCCAACGCGAAGTTCCCGAAGCTGCAATATTTCCATAAAAACCGTAATTATTGGTTCCTGTCGTTAACCCTGTTTGAGTGAAATACCCGTGCAGGTTCGTAATTACGGACCCAGCCCCGACAGTTCCGTTGCCTGCCGAATAGCAAGCGAGCGTGCCAACAGTAAATGATGCCGCTGCCGTACCGGGCAGGCTTCGTATACCAAAATACTGATTCGTAACATTTGACGGAGCAACCGTAGTTATATGGACCCCGAAAGCGTTTGTCCCCCCGTCGGTGGGGGCAGTCCCGATAATGCTTAGCTCAGACCCAACAATGGCACTCCCTATAGCGCCGTTTAATACTGTAACCCCCGTTGCGCTCAAATTCGTGAATGACCCAGCCGCCGGAGTAGTTCCGCCAATAGCTGGAGGAGACGCCAGATAAGTAGAGAACCCAGTTCCTGAAACTGTACTAGAGGCGCTCAGGGTAGTGAATGCGCCTGTAGAAGGGGTAGTGGCTCCAACCGTTCCGTTAATATTGATCGAAGCTGTACCAGTAAGATTCGTCACCGTGCCCGACGAAGGCGTACCAAGCGCACCTCCGTTAGTAACGAAGGCTCCAGCGGTCCCAACGTTTACTGCCAAAGCAGTCGCAACGTTTGTTCCAAAACCGGAGATCCCCGTAGAAACAGGCAACCCCGTGCAGTTCGTCAGCGTTCCAGAAGTGGGCGTTCCAAGAACAGGCGTGACAAGAGTCGGACTCGTCGCAAATACAAGCGATCCAGTACCCGTCTCGTCAGAGACAGCCGCGATAAGGTTTGCGGAGGAAGGGGTGGCCAAAAACGTCGCGACACCCGTCCCCAGACCAGAAATACCAGTCGAAACAGGCAACCCCGTGCAGTTCGTCAGCGTTCCAGAAGTAGGAGTCCCAAGGACAGGGGTAACAAGAGTCGGACTCGTCGCAAATACAAGCGATCCGCTGCCCGTCTCGTCGCTAACCGCCGCAGCAAGGTTTGCAGAGGAAGGAGTTGCCAAAAACGTCCCAACATTCGCTCCCAGACCAGAAATACCAGTCGAAACAGGCAGGCCTGTGCAGTTCGTCAGCGTTCCAGAAGTAGGAGTTCCAAGGACAGGGGTAACAAGCGTAGGGCTCGTGGCCAGTACGTTATCGCCGCTTCCCGTATTCGTGACACTGACTATGTTTTTGCTTGAATCAAGCGCAAGCGCAGTGCTAGCTGTAAGTCCAGATAGATTAACGGTACCGGCAAGTGTAGTAGCGCCCGCAAAATAATTAGCGGCGGTTCCAGCGGCATAGAAATTCCAACGGTTTGCAGCGCTCGCAATGTTGCTGTAAAACCCAAAGTTAGTTGTTGCGTCAGTCAGGGTTGATTCTGCGTGGAATCCGTACTGATTAGTAAGTGTAGCGGCAGCCGGCTTTGTTTGCGGATTCGCATAAAAATGAATAAGGTTGCTAAGCGTAAACGAAGCGTTTTCTAGTATGGGGCGGCTAAGTACTCCACGATAGCTTACCGTAACACCGGAACCTACTGTCGTCTCCAAGCTAATGGAATTAATGGTAGTGGAGCCAGACGGAGTACCTCCAATACGAAGTCGATCATTAGTCGGAAAAGCGCCAACACTCAAATTACCCGCCATGTAGTTAGGGGCGGTGCCCGCCATATACATGTTGTATCGGCTGCTCCCAGAGGCCGCGAGCGCGCTGTAAAATCCGATATTAGTTGTGGCGTCTGTTAAAGTACTTTCACAATTATAAGCGTACTGATTAGTTACCGAAGAACCAGCTCCGATAGTTCCCTGACTAGCGTAGTAATGAATAATTTGATTTGCGGTAAAAGACGCGACCTCAGTACTAGGGCGACTTGAAAAAGAAATCGTCTGCCCTGTACTTGTAGACGGTATAGTATAGTTAACGTAATACGCTTTACTGTTGCTAGCGTTACTTGGCAGTGTGCCTACTAAATAAACTCTTGTATCTGCCTGAGTACCGGAGGATCCAATTCCAAGTCGTCCAGCGTTATCGATTCTGAAACGCTCGGTCGTAGAACTTGCACCATCCGCCGTAGTTCGAAACACCATTCTACCCGGCATGTCGTTTGTGCCGGGAGTGCCATCTACTTCCGCCCGAAACTCTACAGAACGAATGTAGTTAGTCCCGTCGGCTCCCGACCACTGTAAGATACCAAGAACGTCTCCGCTAGCTACAATAGTATTAGTCCCTACCGTCGCGGAATTCGATCTATTAAATAAAAGCCCAGAGGCATTATTACCAGCGCCGATAAATTGATTGATGGAGGCGTTACAGTTGTTATATCCAACCGAGTTATCTCCAGTCCCCGTAATCTGAAACCTAGGAGAAGTCGATCCTCCTCCCGTTACCTGAACTCCTCCAACGAGCACGGTACCGCTATTGGAGATTCTAAACGGAGTAGCGTCAGTACTTGCCTCATCTTCTACGAGAAGGGCATCGCCAGTACCAGTCTGTGTAATTGTTAGAGCTGGAGACGTAGAAGAGCCAGAGATGATAGCCCCCGGCTGAATAGTCCCGTTAATGGTGACTGTGTCGCCAGCCGCATCACCAAGCGTTGTATTTCCAGTAGACGAAAGCGTTGTAAACGCCCCAGTGTTTGGAGTCGTCGCGCCTACTGTTCCATTAATATTAATCGACGCGGTGCCTGATGCGTTAGTTAAAACAATAGCAGACGGCGTACCAAGATTGGGAGTTGTAAGAGCGGGGCTAGATGAAAGGACAACAGACCCAGAGCCAGTTGAGGTAGTAGTCCCCGTGCCGCCATTGGCAACATCCAAAGTCCCACTGAGAGAGTGTGTGGCGTTCCAGTTGCTAGGGACGACTTGCCCCGCTGCCGCAGCGGCGGGGTCGTCGGAGATCGTAGATACAAAAGGATGCGTTACTGTAATAGCCACAGCGTACTCTATAGTTTACGCAATACGGATAATTGCATTGGTAGAATCATACGTCGGGAACTGAATGGTGAAGTCCCCCGCCGTAGAGGACTTGTCTCCACCAAAATCCAGTACAGCCACTGCTGGGTCACCAGTCTGAGTGTCGTTATAGATCAACGCACCGCGAGCCGTGATTGTGGAGGTAGACCACGTAGTATTGTTGAACCCAAGGTATGCCGTAGTACCAGACGAAGTGGGAGGATAGCTACTCGGCGTCGTCGAAGACAGCGTGTTACCACCAGCCGTATACCCGGTACCTGTAACTTCGTTGGAAGTACTATAAGCAGTAGTATCAGCATCCAGAGATGCCGACGAGGTGTACAGCGCAATCTTAAACGTATCTGCGGTCGTAGCCGCACGAATAACAGACGTGCCAAACGCATGAACGCCTTTAAGGAGTTCTACCTTAAAGCTAGTGCACATTGCCTGAGTAATTGCCATTTACGTATCTCCTAAATTAAATCTTCGATTTTATCCGCAATCTGCGAATAGCCTTCTTTACGCAAAACGGATGCAATCGTAGATCTTTCGCTACGCGCAACCTTCTTGAAATAAAACACCATCACCTGCCGCACATGTTCCCGAAATGCACGAGCTTGCTCACGGATAGGCATGGGCGCGCTGTCAGAAATACTGATAACACGATCTACTGCGAGATCCGCCCATTCCTCAGCGTTCATCCCCCTATCTTGCGTAGTAACTACTTTAACGATCCCTACGCTGCTAGTCCCAGATTGCATTCCCCACCCACCTTATTTAACCGGATAACGAACCTGCCCAGAGCGGTAAGCGTCTTGACGATCTTTACCATCTCCAAGCCCCTTGAGAAGCGCGAGGGCTTCATCATACCGTTTCTGATACTGCTCAATAATATCAGCCTCTCCTTTCATATAGGTATAGGCTTCAATCAAAGATCCATAAAGCAGTACCGAATCAAAATGGTTCCCCAACCAAGTTACGTTTGCCGTAACGATACTCTCAGGGTAGTAATAGTAATGTAGCTCGGTAGTGTAACTCTCGTCGGGAGTCGGCCCTACGATCAACGTATTATAATCGAAAATAGCATAATACTGAGGAAGTCCTTCATCCGTAGGCGACGGAAACGCTGCCCGAATAAAGTTAACATCCTTATTAAGCATGTAACTAAAATTTCCGTCGTTATCGACGATAGCAATAGAAAACGTGGCCAGCCAATCGTCAGGCAGGCAGATGTACTTGTTACCCGCTGTTGTGTTTCCAATCACGTTTCTACGAATCGCGGGGATCTGAACAGAGTTATAGATTCTCTGTTCAGCCTGTTGGATAAACGTGTCTACCGCTTCGAAGGTAGAACCCGTAGAAAACCCCGGAAAGTCGTTTTCCGTATAAGATTGAATAGATTCTACAAGTTCAGAGTAAATCATTGCTGTAGTTACGCCATACGAGTGCTGGACTTATTACCCTTGGTCTGAGCTTTACCACCACGGGTCTTCAACGTCTGCGTATTTGCGACGTTATTTGGATACCCATTCCCTTTTGGAACAGGGATCACTTTAGGTTGTTTGACGTTACCGGAACTCATTACCCACCTCGCTGATTTGCTGCACGTGCGGCATTACGTCCCATCTTACGCATATCCATACCCGTCGGGCCGCCAGCCTTCATTTTCTTAACCCCGTGCATGCTCTTTTCGTGCTTGTAGACTTCCTTATCGGCGATCTTACGCACGGTCTTGGTGTTCATCTTCATACAATTTCTCCAATAATGATCGTAACGGTCCCAGACTGCCCTTGCCCCACCAGATTGTTAGGGGTTACACCCCCATCATATCCCATTCCTACCGGATTCCATCCCCATTGAATTTGGCGACTACCCATACTAGGAAATCCTAGAACATCTAATCCAGACTGCAAATACGTATTATCTGGACGAGGGTTCTTTAGGGCTTGAGGATCTTCAACAGGGTACATCCCCTGCATGTTCTGAGGATGATCGGATTCCCAACACGTCGGACAGACAAGGATATTTGTCTTCTTTGTCCGAATTACGAGTTCCCGAAGCTGCTTAAGTTTATACCGCTGTCCGCACCTATCGCATTCCGAGATAGCGCGCTGGCCCGCTGCGAATTTATTAGCCATGACCGCTAGATAAACATCTCTCGCGGAACCATTCGAAGAGACGCCTTCTCCCTATCCTCGTCCATCGCCAACTGCCAGTCCATATCGTAGATCTCTTTGAGCTTAGGGACTCGATCAAACGAAGCGGGCAGCTTCATAGCGACGTAGTAGGCCAGCCCAGATACGAGGCAGGGGAGAAACCGGAACGGGATGTCCTGAGTATTTATCCCATTACCGGCGTCCAGTATCCGGCGTAGTCTCCAGTACACAAGCTTGTAGGTATTAGAGACGTTAGGCACAGGCCACACAGTTACCGTGGGGTACTGCACATCATTGCCGGGGGCGGTAGCTCCACTCTGCCGGTTAATGTAGACCTGAATCGGACGCCCCTGCACCGTCTTGTTGGGAAGACTTGCGTAGGTAGACACACTGATACGGGAGATAGCGAGGTCGGCTTGGTTGGTAGTCCCAGCATTAGTACGAAGAACGTGCTCCAACAAGTCCACCGTATCGACAGGCAGGTCATACGTTGCCTGCCCGACGTTCATATTCAACTCACCCTGTTCTATCGTCCATAGATTAATTCCCCTGTTAGCCCAGTCGGCGAACATGAGATTAAGGCTACGTCGGGCGCTCCTGAACTCATAACCAGTTCTCAGCTCCGCCCCTGCGCGTTCAAACGCTTCTTCGATGATCTCATTGAGATCAAGGTTAAACGTAGCTGTTGCGGTGGTGGTCATCTTTATACTCGAAACGACTTGGTTTTCTTCGCGATGGTTTTAGGCTGCGCAACAAACTGTTTGCCCGCCGCGTTAACGCCACCTCCACCGCCATACAGCGCGACAGGCTCATTCCCATCGCGCTTTTTAATGCTACGGAGCTTGGCCTTGGAAACTGCTCCCATGCCACGGCTCATTCTCATACAAATCGTCCCTTGGTCTTGCCCTTGGTCTCACAGCCACCGCCACGGACTTTACCGCCGCGCTTCATGCCGCAAGCACCGCCACTACGCATTTTCTTCACAGCCCCGCCTTTGGCGTACTTCTTTACCGCACCGCCACTACGCATTGGCAAATCCTGAGAAGTCATAGGAGACGCCGTAGGTACCGGGTTACCGATATTGAGCATCCCACTGGAGGGGTACATCCCCGCTCCAGCTACGTCAGACCCTACCTGAACCAGAGGGGCGTTGTTACCAAGCCCAGCGGAGCCGTAAGAAGGAGCCTGTTCCTGCTCAAAGGCGGATACGGGGCTCCCTGAAGCCCCGCCCATAGCCATCTTACGAGTACGCATCTTCATACGATTGTGCCTCTAGTCCTGCCGCGCGCTGCGCATCCATCTGCTCTACTGGCTACTCTACCGCCTCCAGAATACCCTTTCACAGTCCCGCCAGCCTTACGCGTAGCGCCTCCAACAGCGTACTTCTTGGTCATGCCACCCTTTCTCATGTTCTTAGTGGCTTCATCCAGCGCCTTGGTACTCCCATAAGGATTAGCTTCAGCGGCTTCTGACTTATCGTCATCTTTGCTACGCTTCTTAGCTTTAGCTTCACCGCCTCCACTCATACCCGTGGATACCCGGCTGTACCGCTTGGTCTGGCCTTTTTCAAACATCGCGCCCATCACTTTCTCCTTGCTGCTTTACGGCCCTCGCTCAGAGCGATGGCTACTGCTTGTTTCCTGTTTTTTACGACTCCTCGGCCTTTGCCGCTATGGAGTTCGCCTTTCTTGAACTCGCGCATGACGGTCGCGACTTTGGCGGGCTTGGCTTTTACCCCTCCGCCAATTTTGAATCCAAGAGTCTTAGCAACGGCTTCTCGGTTGGTAATAGCGCCCCACATCAAGTCCTCCTCTGCTTCATCAGACAGTCTAGGAGGAGTATCCCTCAAACGATTAGCACGATCTGATTTATACCGGGGGGCGGTAACAGAGGAAGGAGGCACTACTTCGCCGGGACGAGTCCGCGCTATCGTAGAAGACATTCGTCTTTGGGTCAGCAAATTCTTCTTAGCAGCGGTGCTGAGAGCTTTATCGATGCCTTTCTCAAGCAGGGCTTTACCCACCATGGCGCCTCTACCAACCCCCGCCACCTCTAGGGCAGCCTTAGCAATACCCATATTCCTCTTCGCACGGGGGGACGAGTAATCGTCTTTCCCTTTAACTTTTGGGGCTTTTACTTTGGTGGACTCATCAAGAGGACGTGCAGTCCGACGCTTTCCGGATGAACTAAACTCTGAAAGCGGAAGAGCCGGACTAATCCCACCCCCACGTGGAGTTCTATCTCCAGAACGACTTCCGGGAACGGCGTTAGCGTTCTTGGGGCTACTTGGAGCGGACATGGGACGGCTTGGGGCGGACATAGGTTGCCGCCTCTCTCGGAATTGAAACTTCCCATTAGGCCCCATAACCATCTCAAGATCTGGGTCTTTCAGGTATTTATCAATTTGCGCCATGCGCACGTCAACGGACTTGCCTCGACCCATTTCAGTAGAAATACCACCGCCTTTAGCAAATTTCTTAATCATGCCGCCCTCTGCGCAATTCCAAGCCCGGAGGCTTTTGTTAATACGACTGTCGGGATCACTCGCGGTTTTCGAGCTAGTGAGCTTCTTTTTCATGCCCTTCATACGGGCACAGAAGCTATCCCTACGAGGTCCGCCTTCTGGTTGAGGGCGCTTAAGCCCCGGCTTGCCGGGGTTCGCTCGGTTATAGGCAGCGCGGCCTTTGGCGTTCAACCCACCTTCGGGGTTCTTACCTTCAGACCGTTGCCATGCGGGTGACTTAGCCATAGAACAGGGTGATCTTTGAGCTAGTAGGGAGGGTTACGTGCACATTGGTTCGGAACAAAATACCTTCGCCGGGAACCAGCATGGTGATAGGCTGAGTCCCGGTCCCGATATTGAACAAGACGAATTGGATGAACTTTCCAAGGAAAAAGCCAAACAACTTAAAAAGGTTTGGCACGACGAGCGTAGAGCCAAGGAAGCCGCCGCACGGGAACGTGACGAG